GACTACGGGATTCAGGTGTCGATCTCGCGCGATGCCACGATCGAACAGAACACCGTTCCGACTGGCGCATCGGACACGCCCGTCGCTCAGACGGTGGATCAGGTCAACATGTTCCAGAGCGAATCGACGGCCATCAAGGTTGTTCGGCCGATCAACTTCGCCAAGCGTCGGACGGGCGCCGTGCAGTACGTCCACGACGCGACCTACAACATGTCGTCCACGTAATTTCCGCAGGGTGACATTTCTAGGGCGCCTTCTGGCGCCCTATTCTTTTTGAGGTTATCCGATGGATCAGTCACCAGTGGTTCGCATGGTCGCCCTGTCCGGGTTCGATTACGACGGCCAAAGGCTCGCCAATGGCAATGAGTTCCTGTGTTACGCCAATCACGCAAAGCTCCTGAAGATCGTAGGCAAGGCGCGTGATGCCGATGAGGAAAAGCAGCCGGCTAAAGAAGAGGTCAAGGTCGATGCGCCGAAGAAAAAGCGCGCCTATCGTCGCCGAGACATGCGCGCAGAATGAATCTGATTCCGCGTCGGTTCGCCAACTGGCTGCAAAAGAAGCTGACGTTTCCTAGCGTGCCGTTGTTCGCGGCCGGCGGTCAGTGGATGTCGTGGCTGGTCGGCGGTTCCGATGGCGACGTGCACACGGGAGACTGGCAGGCCAACATCAAGCACACGAAAGAGCATCTTCTTTCGTTCACGGCCGTCTATTCGTGCATGACGCTGATCGCGTCCGATATTTCGAAACTGCGAATCAAGCTGGTCAAGGAACTGAAGTCTGGCATCTGCGAGGAAACGACGAGCGCCGCTTTTTCTCCGGTGCTCACCAAGCCTAACCACTACCAGAACCGCATCCAGTTCCTGACGTGCTGGGTCATTTCCAAGCTCGCCTGGGGCAACGCTTACATCCTGAAGAATCGCGATAGCCGCGGCGTGGTGACCGAGCTTTATGCGCTCGACCCGCGCTACGTCTTTCCGCTCATCGCCGAGGACGGTGGTGTGTATTACCAACTTGGTCTCGACTACCTGAGCAAACAGACGCAGCCCGGCTTGATCGTGCCGGCGAGCGAGATCATCCACGACATCATGATCCCGCTGTTCCATCCCCTCATCGGCGTGTCGCCGCTGTTCGCCAGCGCGCTGCCCGCGTGCACAGGGCTGGAGATCGAGAAGAATCAGGCCAAGTTCTTCGCCAACGGCGCGAAGATTTCCGGAATCATCACGGCGCCTGGCTCGATTACGCCGACTGCCGCGCAAGAGGTCAAGGACAAATTCTCTTCGGGCTACAGCGGGGAGAATGCCGGCAAGATCGCCGTCATCGGCGATGGCCTGAAGTTCCAGCCGCTGACCATGACGTCGATCGATGCGCAGCTGATCGCGCTGCTGGAGATTTCGCAGCTGCAGGTCTGCTCGACTTTTCACGTTCCGGCCTACAAGATCGGCGTCGGCCAGATGCCGCTGAACAACAACGTCGAGGCGCTCGACCAGCAGTATTACAGTCAGTGCCTTCAATACCTGATCGAGAGCATCGAGCTCTGCCTGGTCGAAGGATTGCGTCTGCCGTCCAATCTGTACGCAGAGCTCGATCTCGATGGGCTGCTGCGCATGGACACCGCTGCGCAGTACGACACCTACGGCAAGGGCGTGAAGGGCGTGATCCTCTCGCCGAACGACGCGCGCCAGAAACTGAATCTTCCGCCGGTGGATGGCGGCGAATTCCCGATCGCGCAGCAACAGAACTTCAGCCTGCCGGCACTGAAGAAGCGTGATTCGCTTCCGAACCCGTTTGTCATTGACCGACCGGTTACTAATCCTACGCCTGACTCAGGCCCCGGCGGGACGGGCTCGGCGGTGCAGGAAGATCCAACCGCTGCCGGGAAAGCGATGGCGACCCTTCGCCAGAAAATCAATCGACGCATAGCGAGGGAGAGTGAGCTATATGCAGCAGCTTGATCTCAACGAGCTTGCCGATCTCATCGCCGAAACTGTCATCGATGCCGTCAGGCCGCTGCACAAGGCATTGGCAGATCAACAGGCATTGATCACCGAACTTCGAAGTCGCCTGGATTCGCTACCTGATGCGCGCTCGCTCGTCGTAGCCGAACTGCAGAAGTTTCCCGTTCCTCGGGACGGGAAAGACGCCGATGCCGATGCGATCATGGCGGCCGCGCGCGCCGCGGTCGCAGAAATTCCCAAAGCAGCCGACGGGAAGGACGCTGACCTAACCGTGGTGGCCACGCTTGTCCGCGAAGAAGTCGCGAAAGCCCTTGCCGTGTTGCCAGCGCCGAAAGATGGAAAGGACGCCGATCCGGCGGCTATTTTGGCAGCGGCGCGCGCGGCCGTCGCCGAACTGCCGAGGCCGGCAGACGGCAAGGACGCGGATCCTGAGGCGATCGCCGCCGCCGCGAAAGCTGCTGTAGATGCACTGCCGCCGCCGCAGGACGGCCGCAGCGTCACGCTCGAGGAAGTCGCGCCGCTCGTGCAGGAAGCCGTAGTGAAGGCCGTGGCGGCCATTCCGGCGCCCAAGGACGGCGCCAGCATCGCCCTCTGCGACGTCATGCCCCACTTGCGCGCCGACGTGCAGAAGTGGTTTGAAGCGCTCCCGCGGCCGAAAGACGGCGACAGCATCACGCTCGGCGATGTACTGCCAGCGCTCGAATCCATGCAGGCAAAATGGGAACTGGACTTCGAACGCCGCGCTATGGACTTCGTGCAGCGCATGGTCGATCGTTTCCCGAAGCCAAAGGATGGCGAAGACGGCCGCGATGGATTCGGATTCGATGATCTGTCGTTCGAGCAACTGAACGAGCGCGCCGGCGTGATCCGCTTCAGGCGCGGCGACGTTGTGAAAGAGTTCCCAGTAGCTATGGCCGGATTCGTCGACAAGGGACTCTGGCAGGAACAGCAATACGAGAAGGGCGATGGCGTTACGTGGGACGGAAACTACTGGCTCGCGCGCCGAGCAACGAGCGCAAAGCCTGGCACAGAGGGCGAGGACGCCGGCAACAATGATTGGCGCGTCGCCGTGCGCAAGGGTCGAAAGGGCAAGGACGGCATCAACGGCCGTGATCTGACCAATCCGAAACCGCCGAAGCTTTCCTCATGATGCTGGTCTCGCTGGAGAAGACGAAGCTGCGGCTTCGCTTCGACGATTCTGCTGCCGATCCGGATATCGAGCTTGCGATCCAGGGCGCCTCGCGTTTGGTCCTGCAATACATCGGTGACAAGGCCGAGGGATTCTTCGATACCACTGGTGAAATTGCGCTGGATACAGCTGGCGTCGCCACCGACATCCCGGAGGATATTCAGAACGCGACCATCTACCTCGCCGGCTGGATGATCCGCAATCCGGATTCCGATCCAGACAAGAGTTTCGAGCTGGGCTATCTACCATATCCGGTGATCGGCATGCTCTACGGCTACCGAACGCCGACGGTGGCGTGATGGGCCTGAAGGCTGGTGAGCTGCGTCATCGGATCACGATCAAGGACCAGGTCACGACGATAGACACAGCCGGCGAACAGGTCACGGATTGGCAGGTCGTCGACAGCGGCGCCGAGGACCATAAGTTCTGGTGCGCGATCAAGCCGCTCAGCGCACGCGAGCTGGTCGTTTCTCAGCAGGTCGCGTCAGAGGTGACAGCCAGAATAGTGATGCGCTACGACGCGCGCATTAAGGCAAAGATGCGCGCCGAGCACGACGACGGAACGACCGTCACGATCTACAACCTTTCGCCGCCAATTCGCGATCCGGATACCGGATTGGAATGGATCACGATTCCGGCAACTGCTCTGCTCAATCAGGGCTAACTCACGGCAAGGTGGGAAAATGAAAGTTCTCGTTACGGGCGCCGCTGGATTCATCGGCGCTCACGTCTGCCGCGCGCTCGTTGCTCGCGGCGATGATGTCTACGGCGTAGATAATTTCAACGCGTACTACGATCCGCAATTGAAGCTGGATCGCGTCATCGCGCTATGCCCGCAGGTCCGGATGTCGCGCATCGACATCTGCGATCGCGACAGGCTTGCGGAAGTATTTGATTCGTTCAAGCCTGATCGCGTGGTGCACCTCGCGGCCCAGGCTGGCGTGCGCTATTCGATCGAGAACCCGGTCGCGTACATCGAAAGTAACTTGCTTGGATTCGGCAACGTGATCGAAGCCTGCCGCCAGGCGAAGCTCGAGCACTTCGTTTACGCCTCGTCGAGTTCGGTCTACGGCGGCAACGAAAAGCTGCCGTTCTCAGAATCGGACAACGTGGATCGGCCGCTGAGCCTGTATGCGGCGACGAAGAAAGCGAACGAGCTGATCGCGCATAGTTACTCGCATCTGTACGGACTGCCGACGACCGGCTTGCGGTTCTTCACGGTCTACGGGCCTTGGGGGCGTCCGGATATGGCGCTGTTCAAGTTCACTAAAGCGATCCTGACCGGCGAACGGATTGACGTGTTCAATCACGGCAACCATCGCCGCGACTTCACATACATCGACGATATCGTAGAGGGGGTGATCCGAGTTCTCGATGGGCCGCAGGGATGCAAGATCTACAACATCGGCAACGGATCGCCGATAAATCTGACGGATTTCATTGACGCTGTATTCCGCGCGCTCGGACGTACTGCGGCAATAAACATCCTGCCGATGCAGCCAGGCGATGTTGAAGCGACGCACGCGGACGTTTCTCGGCTGCGGGACGAGATCGGCTACGCGCCATCTACCTCGGTGCAGGATGGCATCGCGCGCTTCGTGGACTGGTACCTGGACCGGTATGCAATGCGAGCTGCGGCGTGAGGGTTTTTCTCGACGTCGGCGCGCATCGTGGCGAATCTCTGGCGGCGGCCTTGGACCATGAGTTCCGCTTTGACCGCATCTTTTGTTTCGAGCCGGTGAAGTATCTGTGGGGATTCTTGGAAGCCTTCGTAGATCCGAGAATAAAGATTCAGCACTTCGGGCTTTGGAACAAGAGCTGCAGCATCCCAATATTCCAGCCTGGCACAAAAGGCGCTGGTATATGGAAAAAGGACAACGGCCGAACGGATGACACGGAGGTTTGCAAGTTGCGGCGCGCCTCGGATTGGATCCGCGGCAACATCGCAAAAGACGACATCGTTTTCCTGAAGCTGAATTGCGAAGGCGCCGAATGCGACATCCTTGACGATCTGCTGGACTCCGGCGAGTTCGAGAAGATCAGCTTCGTCATGGTCGATTTCGATGTCCGCAAGATCGAATCCAAGAGGCATCGCGAGGCCGAAGTCAGAGCAAGGCTCGTGAGATTCGGCTTTCCCCGTGTCGCATTCTCGGGAGACGTGATGCGCGGTGAGACGCATCAGGAAAGAATCAAGAACTGGCTGCGGCTGGTGGAAGCATGAGGCTTCGCGACGCAGGTCCCCTAACGATCATCGTGCCGTTCTATCGTAATATCAGCATGCTGGCCGAGCAGGTCCGGACGTGGAACGAATATCCGGACGGTTTCGAATTCGTCGTCGTGGACGATGGTAGCCCGGAGCTGGCGGCTCCGATCATTCTGGAAAATGGATCGGAGCGCCTTGCGCCACGCCTGAGCCTCTACCGGATCGATGTCGATATCCCATGGAACCGCGGCGGCGCGCGCAACCTTGGCGCGCAGGAAGCGAAGACGAAATGGATAATGCACGTCGACGTCGATCACGTCATGCCGGCGCATTGCGCGGCGGCTTTGCTCGATGCGGAAGTATCGGAGTCGCGCTGGTATCGCTTCCACCGATTCCGCAATGGGGCGGCGGACGAGACGCGGCGCAAGGACGAGATCCCGCACGACCAGGTGTTCGGCAAGATCAAGCCGCATTGCGATTCGTACCTGTGCACGCGCGAGATGTTCTGGAAGGCCGGCGGATACAACGAGGATTTCTCAGGCTGCCTCGGCGGTGGAACGCCACTCCTGATTGAGATGGGCAAGCAAGGTCCGGTTGACCTTCTGCCAGAGCCGATCGCCTTGCATGTCTACACTCGCAGCGTGGTTGCCGACGCATCAGACCATACGCTGAGCAGGGATACGAGCGAGTTCACGCGGCGCAAGAGAACGATGCGCGGCAATTTTCGCGGGCACAATCCGATCAGGTTCCCATGGTCGAAAGTCCTCTGAACTATCCGGCTGTGGCCGGCGAGTTCGAAACGATCGACAAAGTTCTGGAAGGTTTCTCGCTGTCTCGCTACGGCGACGGCGAGCTAAAGGTCATCTACGGCGCTGGATACTCTCGGGAGCCGAAGAACGGCGCTCTCACTGCGGAATTGCGCGAAGCATTTCTGAACCCGCATCCTCAATGTCTTGTCGGTATTCCGACGATGGACCCGCGCGGGCCGAAGTTCGAAAACTGGACGCGGCACGCTGACAGGTTCAGCGCGATCACGGTCGCCGGCTACCCCTACGTGTCGGCGTTCGTGACGCGCCCGGACAGCGCCCCATGGATCAGTTGCAGGGAATACGCCGAGAAGGTCCAGGCGATCTGGGCCGGCAAGCGCGTTGCAGTCGTCTGTGAGCAAACCGGCTCGATGATCAAAACCGTCAGCCTTGCAGCAAAGCAGGTGATTCACATCGCCTGCCGGCGCCATCGGGCCTATGCGCGGATTGAAAAGAGCGAGGACAAGATTCTGCGTTCGGAACCTGACGTTGCGATCATCTGCGCCGGGCCGACCGCGAGTTGCCTAGCCAATCGTCTCTCGGCTCGAGGAATTCAGGCCGTCGACCTCGGCAGCGCGGGGCAATTCCTGCTCAAGCTGCTGGCATGAAGACGATCTGTACATGGCTATGGAACGACGGCTCAGCCCGTTCCAAGTCATTTGCGCCTGAACACGTCAATGCTTTGCGCAGGATGTTCACGAGGCATTTGTCGGAACCGCATCGCTTCGTCTGCGTTGCTGACTCGACAAAGGGTTTCGACGCCGAGGTAGAGGTCTTGCCTACGCCTGAAGCCGCGCGCCGCCTGGGCGAACTGAGAAGCCCGGAGGGCGCGCGCTTCCCGAGCTGCTATCGGCGCCTGTGGATGTTCTCCGACGAGGCTCGCGTGCTCGGGGAGCGCGTTCTGCTCGTGGATATCGACCTCGTAGTCGTGGCCGATCTATCGCCGATCTTTGAGCCGCAGCAGGATTTCGTCGGGTGGCGACCGTTTCGAGATTGGGGCAACCAATGCCGCTTCGGTGGCGGCATCTACATGCTGACACCCGGCACGCGAACGCAAGTATGGGATGACTTTCAGGGACACGCGTCAATAGCCAAGGCCAGGGCGGCAGGGTTTCGCGGCAGCGATCAGGCATGGATCAGTTACAAGCTCAGCGGACGGGAAACTTATTGGGGCCGCGAGTCGGGGATTTATTCGATTCGCGACTTCCGCCTCGACCAAACGCAACTGCCAACGGATGCTCGACTCGTGCAAATGAATGGCCCGTCCAAGCCCTGGCATTCTGATGCTCAGCGAATTCCATGGATTAGCCAGCATTGGGGCTGATGAATGAAGTGCGCATTGCTGGCTCCCGGCCCGAGTATGTCTCAGGCCGTAGCGGACAGCGTGCGCGAATATCCACTAGTCATAGCGGTCGGCAACGTCGGTATGGACTTCGCGCCGTGGTCTCATGCGCTGGTCGCTCAAGATCGAGCATGGTGGACCGCGCATCCAGAGGCTCGTCAGTTTGCCGGCCGCAAGTTCAGCACGAACAAGATCGAAGGCGTCGAGCGCATCAAGACGGATTTGCTGATCAGGTCTGATTCAAATTCCGGCGCCCTCGCGCTGATTGTAGCCGTCGCCATTTTCGGGGCGAAAAATCCCGAACTGTACGGATTTGACATGCGCGGAACGCACTACTTCGGGAAGCATCCAGAGCCAATGCGTAACACGACTCCTGAACGATTCGGAACCTTCAAGAATCAATTTGAGCAGGTTGGAAAATACATTCGGAAGATGGGTGTTCGAGTAGTCAACAAGACGCCAGGATCGGCGCTCAGCTGCTTTCCATTCGAATAACGGCAGGAGTTCGGCATGTTGCACAAGTTTCGAATCGTGATGAAAGGCGCGAACCGCGGCGAAGTGTTCATTGACGGCGAGAAGGTCAATGGCGTCACCGCAATCGAATTCAGCGCATCAGTCGATGCGATGTCAATGATCAAGCTCACGTTCCACGCTGCCGACGTGGATGTGGAAGGCGTTGCCGATATTACGACGATCGGCGACACCGAGCACCGGTTCCAAGCCGCAGCCTAATGGCCGACACCGTCTACGTCAGCGGTCTCAAGGAACTCCAAGCGCGCATCGAGGCTATCAGCGCAACGATGGGTGATCGCACTGCTGCGAAGCCTGTCAGCGCGGCCCTGCGCATTGCTGCCGTGACGCTGCAGAAGTCAGTCCAGGCACATCTACAGGCACGCGGCCACGTCCGCACTGGAACGCTTCTGAACAATATCATCGTGGCGAAGGTCAAGGCGCGGCAGCCCGGGATGGCCACCTACATCGTGACCGTGCGCGCGAAGGCGAAACGCTACAAGGACACGGCGCGCAATCGATCTGCCGGCAAGGTCGGCGGCAAATACAAGGACTACGGACCACTGTTCTATGCGCGCTTCTCCGAGTTCGGCACAT